TCAAGCTATCCAACCCAAGGAGCTAGACGATGACCTCCCCTTCTGATGTAGGCAAGGCGCTGAAGAAAGCGCAGGCGCTTGCAGGTGTCAGCAATGATGAACTGGCAAGGGAGTTTGGTGTAACGCCTGTACAGGTATGCCGCTGGCGGCACAAAGACGACATGAAGTTCAGTCGCGTAGTGCAGTTAGCCAGTCGGTTAAATATGTCTCTCGATGAGTTCGAGAAGTTAGGGAGGTGAAATGCTAGTAGCGAGCTTCAGCGGCGGCAGGTCAAGCGCCATGATGATTAGTCAAATGGACTTGTCTGATGCGATGGTCATTTTTTGCAACACAGGCAAAGAGATGCCGCAGACTTTAGACTTTGTTCGGGACTGCGAACAGCATTGGCAGGTGCCTATCGTTTGGCTGGAGTATCGCTCACGTTATGACTATGCGGTCGTCGATCACCAAACTGCCAGCCGCAACGGTGAACCCTTTGAGCAACTCATTGCTGATAAGTGGTATTTACCAAATATGATGGCGAGGTTTTGCACTAGCGAGCTAAAGGTCTTAACTATCGAGCGTTATTTGAAAGACCAAGGTATCACGGAGTGGGATACAGCAGTGGGCATTAGGGCAGATGAACCGCGTAGGGTTGCAAAGATGCGACAGAAAGAGGGTTATCGGACACCATTAGCTGATGCGCAAGTGACTAAGCAGGACGTGATTGCCTTCTGGGAGTCTCAGGATTTTGACTTGCAGTTGCCTAAGTCTGGATATTACTCAAACTGCGACCTTTGTTTTCTAAAGGGTTACGGTATTAAGCAGTCGTTAGTGAATGAAAACCCGCAATTAGCTGAGTGGTGGGAGTATCAAGAGTTTCTGATTGGCGCTAGATTCCGCGCTGATCAGCCTAGTTATAAACAGATGATTGCGTCTACAGCCAGTCAAGACGACTTGTTTGGTTATGATGAGTCAGTGCCGTGCTTTTGCGGAGATTAAAAAAAGCCCCGTTGATGAGACGGGGCCAGACCACTTGCGGAAGGGTTAGCGCATGTGGCATCCTTAGTTTGCACACTTTGGATAGATAAGATTGTACAGGACTCTCTAGTACCCTGTACACCTCTTAACTACTCCTTACGACTCTTAACGTCTACGTGTGCCTAGTCGAGCCTAGTCAAATAGTGCTGTCTCAGGTGCAGTCGCTCACAAAAGCCGAATCATTCCTACGACCTTTAGAGGCGGGGACGAACAGTGGTTATGTTGCCATGTAGTAAGGGCGCGGTTTGGCAGAGCCGTAAATGAATCTGCACTGATACTGTATGAATGATGGACTAGCTAGGGTACTTGTATAGGGCAACAACCGCCTCTAATGACCCCTATTGTCTAAAAAAAGGAGAAGGGTAATGATTTGTAAAGACGGCACCGATTGGCAACCAACAGATGAGCAGATACTAAGCTGGCAACATGCTTTTCCTGAAGTCGATGTTTTTGCAGAGCTTAACGTAATGGCGACTTGGTTAGAGGCTAACCCTTCCCGCGTCAAAACAGTGAAAGGAATGTCGCGTTTTTGCCAAAGCTGGCTATCACGCGCAAACCAGAAAGGCGGCAGTCCATTCGCTCAGAAAGAGTACGAGCAGAGTGGTAAGAAGCCTTTGAAGACTTGGACTCAGTTAGACGACCTGACGCACGATTTTTGCAAGAGCGAAAAATTTAGGCAGTCATGCTTAAAGAAATACGGGCAGTACGTGACGTTTGAAGGTGAGAGGGTGACGCGATGATGGTTGAACTAACAGAGCGTGAATACGAGATAGCCTGCAAGGTAGGCATACGTCGCTATCACGCGGCGCGAGCTATGGGCGCAGAGAATCGCAAGATGTCTAGGACTGACAGCCAATACGAAGTAGAGACAAACGGCATGGCGGCAGAAATGGCATTCTGTAAGCTAATCGGTGCGCGTCCTGACTTTAGTGACACGCCGCAGGTAGCAGACTGTGAGTGGATGGGCTACACGATAGACGTTAAGGCAACCAAGAGGGCAAATGGTCGCCTGCTTCTTGAGACTGACAAGCGTAAGCTGTGCGACATCTATGTGCTTATGTGTGGCGAGAAAAACATCTGGCGATGCGGTGGGCTTGCGCACGTCAATGTCCTTAAACAGCAAGACAATCTGCGCAGATTAGACGAAGGCTACAAGCTGACCTATGCACTGCCGCAACATCGCTTGATGCCGCTAGACCATCTGCTTGAGCTATCGAAGGGGGCAAAATGTTTGGCGAATTCTGGCTAATCAAAGACCCGATTGAAATTAAAGACCGCATGGAAGCCTTCAAGAAATTTCTTGAGACGGAGTGGTGCTGGGATAAGCCAGTAGCGTGGCAGGTAAAGGAGTACAAACCACGCCGCTCGATGAGTCAAAACGACCTATTCCACGTCTGGTGTCGTGACATGCTCAGGCACTTTAAAAAGAAGGGCGGTTTTACTGGCAACGAGGAAGACATCAAGATGATGGTCAAGTACAAATTCCTCGGCACAGAGGATTTGGAGATATCCAACACGACGATTCCTGCGCAGGTTCGGCGCACTTCCACGCTAGACCGGGGGGAAATGTTATACTTCATGACACAAGTAGAGGCGTGGTGCATTGACTTAGGGGTCAAGCTCACGAAGCCTCAGAATTCGGAGTACTCGAAACTCGGGGGATAAGGCATGAGCCTTATGCAGTTTTGTAAGACCGAAAGGCAAAGAGAAGTAATTAGCCGAGTAGAACAAGGCAAAAGCCAAAGAGTCATTGCAAGTGAGTTAGGTTTAGGCCGTGGCACTGTAGTGACTCACATCCAAGCAGTGAAGGCAGTAGCCGCAAAGCAGGGTTACAGTCCAGACCACGACTACACGCACCCTGTCCCTGACGGCTTTACCGTTAAGGGTGTCTCGACCTACTACAACGACGAGGGCAAGCCTGTCGGTCAATGGGTCAAAAGTCAGTCAGACAAAGAGCATGCGCTACAGGTCGCATTAGCGCACTTTAAAGAAGGCTTAAAAGACGAGTTAAAAGGACTCGCAAAGCCTGTTAAGAAAAGCAAAGCCAAGAAACTTAAACAGCGCATGGCTGTCACCATCGTCGGCGACCACCATCTTGGCATGCTGGCGTGGCATCCTGAGACAGGGAGTGACCCGTGGGACTTGCACATAGCACAAGACACGCTGATAAAAGGCGTCGATAAGCTATTGGAAAGCACAGGCGATTGCTCAGTAGGCGTACTGCTCAACGTGGGCGATATGATTCATGCGAACAACCTTAAAGGGGAGACAGGCTCAGGAACTCCGTTAGACGTAGACGGTAGGGCAGGCAAGACGATACGCGCCGCAGGCAATCTATTTCAAATCATAGTGACCCGTATGCTCCAGCAGTATGATGAGGTGTGGCTAATCAACGCTCGCGGTAATCACGACCCTGACGCTTCCCTATGGCTCAACGAGATGCTCCGCATGTACTACGAGAAGGATAAGCGCGTTAAGGTGTTCGACAACTTTAATAAGTTCATCCACTTCGAGTGGGGCAACAATTTTATCGTCACGCATCACGGCGACAAGATACGCACTAGACAACTGTACGAAGCAATCACACGCGACTATGCGGAGCAGTGGGGCCGCACTAAATACCGCTTTGCTTGGACAGGCCACATTCATCATAAGCAGGCAGAGGAGCTAGGCGGGCTTACGTGGGAAAGCTGGAGTGTACTGCCACCGCCAGACGCATGGCACTCAGCCAGTGGCTACGGGTCACAGCGGTCGATTAGTTGTGTAGTATTAGACAAGGAGCATGGCGAGTTCAGTCGCTTCAAGGTAGGTATCGAGGCCTTACAGTGACCACTAAAATGCCGATTTTGTCCATGCCACTGCCTGACGGTGGGCAAGTGGTGTGCAGGGTCGATGCAATAACAGCGGCAACAACAAACACACGCAATGACGACATGACTGACGTTTATATCGACGTAGCCTGTCCCGAGGGAATCACGATAGATGTGGATATTGAGTCGTTCACTACTTCTTGGCTCACGGCTTTGCTCGCAAACATTGAAGACTGGAGGCTACCCAGTGAAATGCACTGATTGCTGTAAGGTAATGGAGCCGCAATTCACAGGCGACAACGGCACACTTAGAGGCTGGTTTTGCGATTGCGGCAACTGGGAGAAGGCCATCTTGCGCGAGCGACAATTTACTAAAGAGACGTACTATGGCAATAAAGCGCACCAACGCTGATATCTGGTTTAGCAAGGCCGTAAGGCTTCGAGATGGTGCTTGCCTTGTCTGCGGCACTGACCAGTCGCTAGAGTGCGCACACATTTACGGCAGACGACGCAAGATTGTCCGTTACTCAATGGATAACGCAGTTACCCTGTGCCACCACCATCATCGCGTAATGACTGAGAATCCCTTGGCCTTTAGCGGATGGCTAGAGACAGAGCTAGGCGCAGGCCACCTCGAGCTACTGACTGAAAAGTGCCGTGGGATACTTAAAGAGAATAAAGCGGTCAGGGATGAGATAGCAAAGCACTACCGCGAAGAGATACGCAAAAAAGAGCAGAACCCTGACTACGTGATGGTTTCGTATAACTGATTGCCTATGTGCTATA